CACACGATCTAAGCTATGTATGGCGTAGTTCAATGGCAAGTGGAACATTAGTGCCATTTATGAGTGAATTAGCACTACCAGGAGATACATTCGATATAGACTTATTCGCAGATGTAAAAACATTACCAACAAATGGACCATTATTTGGAAGTTATAAAGTACAATTAGACGTATTTGAATGTCCAATAAGATTATATAATGGAAAATTACATATGAATATGTTAAACATTGGAATGGATATGAGTGAAGTATTATTACCTCAAATAGAAATGAGAGGTACATACGATCCAGACAATTTAGGAGACAATACTCAAATAAACCCAAGTAGTATATATAGTTACTTAGGAATGAGAGGAATGGGTAGAAGAGCAACATCAGGAGACGTAATCAGATATTTTAATGGAGTACCATATCTAGGATATTGGGATATATATAAAAATTATTATGCTAATAAACAGGAAGAAGTAGGATATGTAGTACACGCAAGTAATTTAGATGCAGAGTTTGAAGTAGTAAGCGCAATAGTAACAGTAGGTGGAGATGGTACAGTTGAAACTTATAATGTATTTGCAAGTGATGAAAGTATAAATACAGCACCGGGTGGTGCAGATGCAGATTTTGTAAGTTATAAACTAACTATAAAATGGAATGATGCAACGAGTCCAGCATATGGAACACCAGACGTAAGTAATTATGAATTAGATGTAGCAGGAACTACATATACATTAGATCAATTATTTAATAATATAGTAGGACCTCAAGATTTAGTACCACCAGTACCAATAGATGGTGTAATAAACGGAGAATGGGAAATAGTAGCAAGTAGCTATATAGGACCTTATGGAACAAATGATTGGGATGCAACAGCTTCAACTACAGTAGATAATACAGAAAGTGGAGGACTAGGACAACCTCAATTAACAAAATTCGATCTAGAAAACATTGATGGTATGAGAATGGATATTCTAGAAGATGTAAGAGCAACAACAGCATTTCAAATAGACGATACAACTTCAGCACCTTACGGATTAGGATTAGGCTATTCTGGAAGTTGGGATACAACATATAAAACAGCAAGTCAAGAAGGATTAGGAATAAAAACTTATCAAAGTGATTTATTTAATAACTGGATATCTACAGAATGGATAGATGGAACAAATGGTGTAAACGAAGTAACAGCTGTATCAACAGCAGGGAATGAATTTACAATTGATGCATTAAACTTAGCAAACAAAGTATATAATATGCTAAATAGAATTGCAATAAGTGGTGGAAGCTATGATGACTGGCTAGACGCAGTATATACACACGAAAGAAGTAAAGGAGTAGAAAATCCAATATATCACGGAAGTTTAATAAAAGAACTAGCATTCGAAGAAGTAGTAAGCAATTCAGCTACAGAAGTAGAAGGAAATACTCAACCATTAGGAGAACTAGCAGGTAGAGGAAAATTAACTGGAAAACACAAAGGTGGAAAAGTTAAAATAAAAATAAGTGAGCCAAGTTATCTAATAGGAATTGTAAGTCTAACACCAAGAATAGATTATAGTCAAGGTAATAAATGGGATACTAGATTAAAGTCTATGGATGATTTACATAAACCGGCATTAGACGAAATAGGATTCGAAGATCTTATAACAGATCAGATGGCATGGTTTGATACAGTATGTGATAGTGGTGGAAATGTAACATATAGTACAGCTGGAAAACAACCGGCGTGGATTAATTATATGACAAATGTAAACCAATGTAGAGGAAACTTTGCAGTAGCAAATAGTGAAATGTTTATGACATTAAACAGGAAATATGATCAAGAAACAGACGGAATTGGAGATTTAACAACATATGTAGATCCAAGTAAATACAATGATATATTCGCATATTCAGCACCAGATGCACAGAATTTCTGGGTACAGATAAGTAATAAGATTACAGCAAGACGTAAAATGTCAGCGAAAGTAATACCAAATTTATAATAATAACCAAGAGAGCCCTTCTCTAGGGGAGGGTTTTCAATAAAACTAATTAAAATGGGATATAAACTAAGACCAAGAATAAAAAGTCAATTAAAAAGTGTAGAAATATTAGAAGGAGAACCGATAGAATTAAAAATTGAAAGAATAACTAATAATAAAGAGCCAATTACAGACGGAGCGCCAAGTATATTTACAGAAAGGAAAGACGGAGTAATAAGTGCTTATAATATAAGAACGGATAGATGGGAAATTGCAAGTGAAGCAATGGATAAAGTGAGTGGAAGCATCCAAGCCAAGAGAGACGCTAAGGGGAAAGTGAGTAAGTCCAATAAAGAAGACCAAGAGTCGAAGCCTGAAAAAGGAAAAGTAGCGGAAGT